GACAAAAACTCTTTGACCTTGCTCTCGAACTTCTCGATCTCCTCCTCTGTCGGCTGGAACCGGACTACAAACAACCGAAGGTGCTCGGGGAACCTGTCATCAAACGACACAAAGTCCACCCATTTCCTGCCGGTGCAGCTAAGTTGAGCCAGCATCTGCGGGACATACTTTGCCGGAGGTTTCCCGCTCTGGATGTAGTCGAGGTGTGTCGTTGACCGAGGGCACTTGATCTCCACCAGACCGTCCGACCCAACCAGAGCATCAGGGCTGGCACCAAACCAACGGATCAGCGGGTGCTTCACAAACCCAACATCGTCCGTTAGTTCGTAATTCGCTTGATACGCAGCCTTTGCAAGCGGTTCGACATCAATCCCCCGTTGCATATCTGCGTTAACAAACGAGTCTTGCGCTCGACCCGTCAGTCGCTCCGTGACCAGTTGGGTCAGGTATCCCTTTCTTGCTTGCGTGTCCTTGCCTGCAAGGATGTCGCTGGCTCGAGAGCCTGTCGCATGACCCAGCCTGTCCTGAAACCACTGTTCTGTCCGTTGCTCAGTCATGGACGTACTCCAAAACCCGTTGAAACCGCCCAGAAGCGGCTTTCCTGCGTCCGGTAGGCATCAGGTAGCCTTTCCTCACCAGCGGCGCTATACGGGGCGTTATCGTGTTGAGCGGGAGTCCTGGCAGACGCTTGGCAAGTTCGTCTGCTGTCAGACCCTTTTTTGCGCTCCTGAACTCGGCCAGCACGACCATCTCGAGCCGGTTGGCATCGACGCTGCCTGCTGCCTCGTGGCTGGTTTGCGGATCGGTGCTGCGAGCTAGTCCTGGCCAATTCATGCCTTCACCTCCAGTTTGTCATCGTTCTCCGCGAACAGAACGATCTCAACTTGGGAGTCCTTTGTTTTGATGACGATGTACCGCTGCGAGAAAGCCCGACCGCTTTCGGTGTGCAGGGTTTTGAGTTCTGACAGTTCGACGGATTCGACCTTGTGGATGTTGATGTTCATGCTTTCACCCATGACTGATGGGGGATCGGGAACTTGGGAGCGTGAAAGAACTTCCGCAGGATCAGCGTGTCGGGGTTGTAGAAGGCGCCAGGGTTGATTGATTTGATCTGGGCGATGGTGACAGCGAGTTCATGGTTATCGTGTTGGTAGTCGCGTCCGACTCGAGCAGCAGCGCGGAGCATGGCACGTTGTTGGTCATTCAGCAGGATTGCGGGTTGCATCATTTCACCTCCATGAGTTCGTTTTTGCGTTTGTTCTTAGCTGCTTCGATCAGGTTCATTGCCTCCGTCCCTTGATGGGCTTTGTAGGCATGACCGTAGATCGTTTTGAGTTCATCCAACGTCGCGCATTTCATCAACTGGTTGACGTACGGTGCTGGGTCAAGTGTCGGGCGTTTTGCCGCGGCGTTACCGTCATCGTCCTCTGGAGCGATGCCACACGCTGCCATCAGGCTGTACCGGCGAGCGTAGGTCAGGGCCGATCCGTAGCCCTGCGGGTCTTGCTTTGCAGCAGGAACGTGGAGCTTACCGGCCGACAATGTTTCGCCAGACTCGTGAACGAATACGGTTTCTACGATCACCCCGTCCTCGCACTCGTGCGTCTGCTGCATGAGCATGATGCCGTTCCCGTTCAGCCCGTCAATGACAGCTTCTACGCAGGCTGCGAGATCAGCGTATCTGCTTTTGAAGTGCGGGTTGGTGGAGGATTTCAACGCAGGCCCGAAAGCCTTCTGTGCCTTGACCAACGATGATGCGATCTGTTTCATATGTCCCTCGATATTTCTGCCACTTGGTTAGGTATTGTTCCTGTTCGCTCGGTGGTGTCCACCCGAATCGTCGCCACGTTTGCTGCACATCTGTAGCGACGCCGGGAGTCCACTTGAAGTCTAAATCCGTGAGATGAGTTGCCAAACAAGGTCTCCTATCGTTGAGGTTGAACCGATACTCCAATCGACTGCTGTGATGCCGAGGACTACTCCTGCTGCGATGATTGCGAGGTGTTTCATTTGCAAGCCTTGTATGCGAGTTTGGAGGACTGCTTCCAGGTGTCGTACTGCTTCTCTGCCAGTTCCTGAATGCGCTGCTTAAGCCATGCTTTCGCATCCTCACCGTTCCAGAGCATCGTGATGATGTCGTCTGTCGTTAGGTCGGTGTGAACGTCTAGGTCGCCCCAGACCTGGATGATTTCCTTGACTGACGCCGAGTCGAGCCAGCAGGCGATTTCGTCGCTCTCTTGCTCTTGCTGACGCTCGAGACTGTCGTTGTAGTTGTCCTCACGAATCCAGTACAAGTCCATGTTTGCCTCGGTTGTTGTTTGTTGACGGTGAAAGAATAGTACAGTAGACTTCATCCAGAGGTCAAGCAGAGCGTTCCATTTTTTACAACTTTTACAATTTGAGGTTGCGATGACACCGAATGATGCGATCAACCTAGCCGCTGCCCTGGTGGGCACGAAGGGGAAGCTGTGTGAGCAGTTGCAGGTTAGCAAGCAGGCAGTGAACGGGTGGAAAACTCGGGGGGTGCCGATCAAGAGGGCTTTGCAGATTCAGGAGTTGACGGGAGGGGTAGTCAAGCTGGGTGATCTGTGTCCGCAGTACGCCAACATCGAAATCGTGCAGATCGAAAATGCGTCATAACATCGTCAGCGTGTCGGGGGGGTAAGGACAGCACAGCTTTGCTGCTGCTGGCTATTGAACGACAGACAGAGAACCTGCAAGCATGGTTCGCAGACACTGGACACGAGCATCAACAGACATATGAATACATCGACTATTTGTCGAACAAGGTCTGGCCTATCAAGACGATCAAGGCAGACTTCTCGGCACAAATCTCACGCAAGCGCGAGTTCGTGGCTACAAAGTGGCGCGAGCAAGGAGTGCCAGAGGATCGCGTCCTAAAAGCCTTGGAAACGCTTGTTCCGACAGGCAACCCGTTCCTTGACCTGTGCTTATGGAAGGGCCGGTTTCCGTCTACCAAAGCGCGGTTCTGCTCAGAAGAACTGAAGCGTAACCCCATCGTTGAAGCCCAGATCGAACTACTAGACGCTGGCAACGAGATCTGGTCATGGCAAGGAGTCAGAGCAGATGAAAGCCTTGCCAGACGCGATCTCCCAGAACTGGATGAGGTTGGTGGTGGACTGTGGAACTATCGTCCGATCCTGAAGTGGACAGCAGATGACTGCTTTGCGATGCACAAGAAACACGGCATCAAGCACAACCCGCTCTATGAACAAGGCATGGGCAGAGTAGGTTGTATGCCTTGCATCCATGCTAGGAAAGACGAACTGCTGGAGATCAGCAAGCGGTTTCCAGAGGAAGTTGAACGGGTTGCAAGGTGGGAAAAACTGGTTCAGTCGGCAAGCAAAACAGGAACAGCAACTTTGTTGAACGCTGGCATCAAAGGTCTGTCTAACGAAGAAGCCGAGCAAGCAAGCAACATCCGCGCAATGGTGGAGTGGTCAAAGACCAGCAAGGGGCGACACCAATACGACTTCCTGCGGATGGAAGAAGGCCCGTCCTGCTCATCTATTTATGGACTCTGCGAATGACTCTAACCGCTAGGTCGAAGGCTCTCTATGTCTCGCATGGCTATCAGGTAGCACTGGTCGAGCATTACAACAGCTTCACAAAGCGCAAGCACGACCTCTGGGGCTGCATTGACCTGCTGGCAATCGGTCACGGCGAGACGGTGGCGATCCAAGTCACCAGCAAGGCGAACCTCGCTGCTCGTCGGCACAAGATAGAGGAGGCCGAGGCTTACCCTGAGATGCTGCGTTCAGGGTGGCGGGTGGTCTTGCATGGGTGGTTTAAAGAAGGCAACCGTTGGCAGTTGAAAGAGGTGGAACTGTGATCTTTACCCTAGCGCACGACACTGCCCGACAGAGGGCTGTAGAAGCCGTTAAAACCGCTCGGCAGGGCTGGGTGGTACGGATAGAGCCACCCAACAGAACAAGCGCCCAGAACTCGTTCTATTGGGCCACACTGTCAGCGATCAGCGAGCAGATACGTCCGCAGGGTCAGACTCACGATCAGGATGTCTGGCACGCTTACTTCAAGACTCGGTATCTGCCTGGGAGGATGTTGGAGTTGCCCAACGGTCAGGTGATGGAGGCAGAGCCGACTACAACAGGGCTGACGAAGGCACAGTTTTCCGACTACGTTGAGCAGGTGCTGGCATGGGCGATAAATCACGGGTTGACTCAGACGGACGAGATGTCTGTTTTGCGTGCGGCGAACGACACGACAACGCAAGACTCGTCACTCTCCCTAATGGCGCCGTAGTTGGCTTGCAGTCACGAGAGTACGCATTGCACTGCGAGGCTGTCACTGTGCTGAGATGGCCGATCAAAAAGCGCCGAGAGCATCTGGAGCAGGTTGAGAAGGCCAGAGGGATGCCAGCAAGGCGGGA